TTTGTGATAAAGCTTTCCCGAAGATATTGGGACGACTAAGGGCTGGTAATGTTCGCCAGTTTTGTGCAGCTAGTACACCAGAAGGATTTAGATGGCTATATAACACCTTTGGTACAGATGAAGCTAAAGAGAGAACTGATAGGCAGCTAATCAAGATGAGGACTCAGGACAACCCACATTTGCCTAGTGACTTCATTGAACGTATGCAGGGCAACTATGACCCATCAATGTTGGCTGCTTATCTAAATGGTGAATTTGTCAATTTGAATACAGGAATTGTCTATTCTAGATTTACCAGAGAACAGAATGTTACAAACATCAAGCCTGATATTGGCCTTGAGCCATTAAGAGTTGGCATTGACTTCAACATAGGCAACATGAACGCAGTGATCGGTATTATCCAAGATCAAAAATTGTTAATATTTGATGAGGTTGTGGCTGCATACGACACAGATGCTCTGGCAAAAGAGATTAAATACAGATACCCTATGAATAAGATTTACATATACCCAGATGCTAGTGGAGGAAACAGGTCTACAAATGCAAGCCAGACAGATATTCAGATACTGGCTGGATATGGTTTTAGCAATCAAAGCCCACGCAGCAACCCGCCAGTCAGAGACAGGGTCGCTTCCGTACAGGCTTTACTATGTAACGGCAAAGGGGAAAGCCGTTTACAAATCCATGCCAGTTGCAGAAAGCTAATCGAATCAATGGAACTTCAGTCATACACAGAAAAAGGAGAACCAGACAAGGACTCAAATTACGATCACATGGCAGATTCTTTAGGATACTTGGTATGGCGTGAGTTCAATCCTCTATATTTACGTTCTGGTAAAGGTACAGGTATTAGAATTTATTAAAGACCTGATATTATTAAACTAAAACAATGTATAACAGCTTTTTTCAAAATAAAATAGATAGCTTTGAAATAGAAGTAACAGAAGTACAGCAGCAAAATCAGGCGTGGCGTAATATGCAAAGTCATTGGGGTCTTATTGAAGATTTAGTTGAAGGAACTAGTAAAATTAGAGGTAAATCAAGGATTTACTTAAAACAAGAGCCGCGTGAAGAAGATGAGTCATATGACGTTCGTTTAAGCAGATCAGTTTGTCCACCATATTATGTACGTATGGAACGTATGTTGGCTGGAATGCTTACGCGTAAACCAGTGCGCCTTACAGATGTACCAGATGTAATAGAGGAACAGTTATTTAATGTCGACCTTGAAGGAAATAATTTAACCAACTTTGTTTACAACATTAGCAGGCTTTGTATTAGATATGGTCATATAGGTGTTTTGGTTGATGCCCCTGCTGACGGTGGTCGACCTTACTGGATTCCTTATACCCCAAGAGACATAATTGGCTGGCGAACAGAGGTAAAAGATGGACAAAGGGAACTAACTCAGTTAAGACTAATGGAACGTATAGTAAGACCTAAAGGTAAATATGGAGAGGAGACCGTTGAACAAATAAGGGTGCTTGAGCCAAATAGTTTTATGTTATTTCAACGTAATAATGATGGCGATTTTGTAAAGGTGGATGAAGGCACTACTAGCTTGGACTTTATACCTTTTAGCGTTGCTTATAGTAACAAAGTTGGTATTTTTGAAAGTCGCCCACCTTTAGAAGAAATTGCCGAATTAAATATTAAAAGTTACCAAATACAAAGTGATTATGATAACCAATTACATATAAGTGCTGTACCTATGTTGGCATTTTTTGGATTTCCAGCGTCAGCGGAAGAAGTAAGTGCCGGGCCAAGTGAAGCTTTATCTTTACCAGAGGGCAGTAGTGCAAGTTATATTGAACCCAATGGCAATAGTTTCAATGCACAAAGAGATAGAATTGATAAATTAGAGTACCAAATAAATGAGCTAGGCTTGGCTGCCATACTTGGTCAAAAGATGAGTGCTGAAACTGCTCAAAGTAAACGTATTGACCGATCTCAAGGAGATAGTACCTTAATGGTTTTATCACAACAAATACAAGATTTGTTGGACAATTGCCTTAGATTTCACGCTGCATTTTTAAAACAAAGTGTTGCTGGTACAACTTTTGTAAATAGAGATTTTGTTGATACAAGTTTGGAACCTGCTCAAATAGATGCATTACTTAAAGTTTATGCGGCGGGAGTAATTGACCAAGAGGAATTACTAAAAAAACTAATTGAAGGGGAGGTTTTAAGTGAAGACATTGATATTGAAGAAATGTTAGACCGTAGTCAATTAGGCGATTTAAGGGAACGTAATCAAAATGTAAATCAGATTATTGAAGAACAAGCTAACGCTGAAGATAATGACTAATGTCTATACCAGAAAAATTTTATCGTAATCAAATTGACATCAATAGGTATGAAAATGACTTAGCAGCTAGGTTAATAGAAACATATAACAAAATAATGGTAGATGCTGCACAACGTTTACAAAAGATACCAATTGGTGATGGTTTAGATAAAACAAGAGCAGTAAGGCTTAAAAGTATTTTAAAACAGGTAAAAACAGACTTGGATAGATGGAGAAACAATAGTCTTGGCATTATGGTTAAAGAATTAAAAGATGTTGCCGATGTACAAAAAGATTTTATTGAGGGGTTGTTGGAAGATATTGCACCCCCAGAGTTAGCTGGTCAAATCAATGCTTTACAAATAGACCCTGACTTTGTTGATAGTTTAATTAAATATGATCCAACTAAAAGTAATCAAATTGGTTTACCAAAAGGTAAGGTTTTTGATGTTTTTAAAGATACAACGAGTATGCAAGCACTACAAACAAGATTTGCTTTAACGGCTGGTGTAGGAAAAGAAATAGTATTACCTAATGGTGATGTTGTAGCAAAAGCATTTCGTGGACTTACAGAAAAAACTGCCGATAGGTTTGCTCACACTGTAAGACAAGGTTTATTAGAGGGCAGAAGTTTACAAACAATACAAAGAGAACTTATCGGAACCTTAGATTTCAATCCAAAATCAAAAGGCGGTATAGTAACTACATTAAGCAATGCACAGACAAAAACATTAGTTAAAACAACAGTACATCAATTAAATTCTGAAATTAGTAGAAAAAGTTATCAAATTAATCCAAATATTGTTAAAAGGTGGGAATATTCAGCTATACACGACCAAAAAACATCTGCAATCTGTAGAGCATTAGACGGCAAAAGATATAAAGTTGGTGAAGGCCCATATCCCCCACAGCATTTTAATTGTAGATCTGTTGATGTACCAATACCTATTGGCCCTATTACTGGTAAAGAATTTGTACCTGATGGTGAAACCTATGGTCAATGGTTTGAAAAGAAAGTAAATTCATTAAATAAAGAAGAGTCAGGCAAAGGTACTGCTTATGGTGAAAAGGTTTTGGGCGTTAGGGGTTTTGCAGTATTTAAAGGGTTAAGAAAAAAATATAAATCGCCAACAGAAGCAATGAGGAAATTTATCAAAAAAGATGGGTCAAGAAAAAGTTTGGATGAACTTACAAGGTTATATAAAAAGAAATAAATAGAGACGAAAATTTAAAAAATAGTTATTATATTAATAACTGCAAATTTGTTATGCCTTATCATGCTGGGACAAAAAAGAAAACAATGAAAAAAGGTGGTAAAAAAAAAGCTGTTAAAAAGTAATGGCAAAAATAAACAAGCCAACAGACCCAGAACTATATGCTCGTGTAAAAGCTGCAGCTAAACGCAAGTTTCCAGTGTATCCGTCTGCCTATGCAAATATGTGGCTTGTGCGTGAATATAAAAAACGTGGTGGTACTTATGTAGTTGCCAACAAACCAAAAGGTAAAGGTAAAAGTCGTGCCAAGAAAAAAAAGTAGCACAAGACGAGTTAAAGGTGGCCTAACCACTTGGCTTGAGGAAAAGTGGGTTGACGTAAAAACTGGTAAACCTTGTGGTCGCCAAAAAGCCGAAAAGAAAAAACGTGGTTATCCAGCCTGCAGGCCAACAAAACGAGTTTCAAGTAAGACGCCTAAGACACTTGGGGAAATGTCAGCAGCAGAAAAGGCAAGGTTCAAAAGAGAAAAAACTGGCAAAGCTAAAATAAAATATCAACACAGACGCAAAAAAACTACAACCAAAAAGAAATGAAAATTAAATCAGGTACAAAAAACAATCGTAGGGCAAGGTTAACCAAACGCCAAAAAGATGCTTTACAGCGTCATAAAGATACCCATGGTCATACAAAAAGCCATATTAATGAAATGACAAAAGCAATGTTAAGTGGTAAAACCTTTATGGAGGCCCACCGTATAGCAATGAAAAAAAAGGGTAAATAATGGCTAAAAAGAAACCACCAACGTTATCTGTAAAAAGGGGCGAAAAGTCAAAAAAAGGTGGCCTTACTGCAAAAGGGCGTGCAAAATATAACCGAGCT